AAGTAGCACAAAAACCTATAGACATGCCAAGAAATGGCTTTGCACCTTCAAATCCAAAATATTAAACAATGGCAGCAACAGTATTATTTATAAATAGAAATGATTTAGTACAAAACACTATAATAGATGGTAATGTACAAGCAGATAAGCTAATGCATTTTGTATCTATAGCACAAGAGATACATGTACAACATTATTTAGGTACTGATTTGTATAACAAAATAGCCTCTCTGATTAATTCAGATACTATTAATGGTACAATTTATGAGACATTATTAAAAGATTATGTGCAGCCTATGCTTATTCATTATGCTATGGTTGATTATCTACCATTTGCTGCATATCAAATTAAGAATGGTGGAATATTTAAACATGTTTCTGAAAATGCAGAGACAGTTAGTAAGAATGAAGTGGATTATTTAGTTGAAAAAGAAAGAACAATGGCTGAATATTACACTAGAAGGTTTATATCATACATGGATTTTAATCAAACATCATATCCTGAATATACATCTAACACAAATGATGATATATATCCTGATAGAGATGAGCCAACTTTTCAAGGTTGGGTACTATAATTAGATAACAATGAAAATATATAAACCTAAGCAAAAAAACATTATAAAGTTAATGACATATATAAATACAAAATTAAAATTAAGAAAAAATGGCAAGTAGTTTAACAGGAATATCAATAGCATCCAGTTATGATTCATTAATAAAGGTTGGTGATAATGATGGATTGACAGCTCAATTACAAGTCCTATCTGATGGATTAGGAACTGAAAGTGGGATCAGTATGAACAATACTGGAGATTTAACAGCAATAGGTACTGTAACAGCAAACAGTTTTGTTGGAGCTTTAAGTGGGAATATAACTGGAAACACAACAGTTTCAGGAACACTTACCTTTGGATCTTTATCAGATGGAGTCATAACAATAGCAGACTTTAAAGATGAAGATGATATGTCATCAGATAGTGCAACAGCTCTAGCAACTCAGCAATCAATTAAAGCATATGTTGATTCTCAGCTAGGTGTCCAGGATTTAGACTTTCAAGGAGATGCAGGTGGGCAACAAGCTATTGACTTAAATACAGAAGTGTTCTCAGTAGTAGGAACAGCAAATGAAATTTCTACAGATTCTACTGGTAATGCTTTAACAATATCATTAAATCCTAATATAAGTGGATTAACAAGTGTAGCAGCAACTACATTTACTGGTGCATTAACTGGTAATGCTACCACAGCTACAGCATTGGCTACAAGTAGAAATATTGCAGGTGTAGCTTTTGATGGAAGTGCAGATATTTCATTAACAACAGACAATATTACTGAGGCAGCTAACCTTTATTACACACAAGCAAGGTTTGACTCAGCATTTACAGCTAAATCTACAACAGATTTATCAGAAGGAACCAATTTATATTACACAGATGCTAGAACAGATGCAAGAGTAAACTTACAAACTGGAGCAAATCTAGATTTATCAAGTAAATCAACATCAGATTTGAGTGAAGGTACAAACCTTTATTTTACAGATGAAAGAACTGATGATAGAGTAGCTAGTTTAGTAGTAGCATCAACTGGATTGTCAAAAGTATATGATGACACAGCAGGGACTTTAACTCTTACTAACACAGCACCTGATCAAACAGTTGTATTAACTGATGGTACTGGTATAACTACAAGTGGAACTTATCCAAATTTCACAATAACAAATTCAGCTCCTGACCAAACTGTATCTATTACTGGTTCTAATGGATTGACTAATGGAGGCACATATCCAAACCTAACAATAGCAGGTGATGATGCAACAACAAGTGCAAAAGGTGTGGCTAGTTTCTCATCTAATCACTTTGATGTAGCAAGTGGAGCTGTTAGCTTACAGGCAGATTCAATAGATGATACCTTAATTGACTTTGGTACTGGTGCAAATCAAGTTAGCACTACAAGTTTACCTGAAGGATCTAATCTTTATTTCACAAATGAAAGGGTGGATGACCAGGTTGGAAATAACTTAATAGTTGGTGGAAGTGGAATAAGTGCTGTTTATGATGATACAGCAGGAACTCTAACAATTAACTCAACACAAAGTGGTATTGGGTTATCTGATTTCTCAGCAGCAACATCAGGGATAGGAAGTTTAGTATATGATAATTCAAATGGAGTGTTTACTTATACTGGACCAACTAAATCAGAAATTGATGGTTTAAATATAGCAGCTGCAACACTTTCTACTCCAAGAAATATATCAGGAGTTGCATTTGATGGTTCAGCTAACATAACACTAAACACAGCAGATATAACAGAGAATACCAACCTGTATTATACTGATGCTAGAGTTCAAGCAGTTTCAATAAATGCAGTATCAGAAGATACAACACCTGCATTAGGAGGTAACTTAGCAGGAGGTTCTTACAACATTACAACAACTGGTAAAATTTACTATGCAAATGTATTTAGTACTGTTGGTGATTTACCAAGTGCATCAACTTATCATGGAATGTTTGCTCATGTACATGCTACTGGAAAAGGATATTTTGCACATGCAGGTAATTGGATTACATTATTAGATGAATCAAGTTCTACTACAGACAATTTAACTGAAGGAAGTACAAATCTTTACTATACAACAGCAAGAGGTAACACAGACTTTGATACTAGATTTGCAACTAAAGACACAGATGACCTAACACAAGGGACTACAAATCTTTATTATGCTACATCATTGTTTAATACAGATTTTGGAACTAAAACAACATCAGACTTAACAGAAGGAACTAACCTTTATTATACTGATGCAAGATTTGACACTAGACTTGCAGCTAAAACAACAGATAATTTAACAGAAGGCTCTACTAATCTTTATAACCAAACACATACTGGAGATGTAACTGGTTCAGTAGCTTTAACTATTGCCAGTGATGCAGTAACTTATGACAAGATGCAAGACTTAGTAACTGCTAACAGAGTACTAGGTGGTACAGCAGCAGGAACTATTGCAGAGGTACAGATAGCTACAGATATGATTGCAGCAGGAGCTGTAACAGCAGCTAAAGTAGATACAGATCTTAGAAATGTACAATACATTGGTCTTGATTCTACAGACTATATGGAGTTTACTGATAACACTCAAATAGACCTTTACATAAATGGTTCTAATGAATTTAGATTTGAAGCTGATGGTGACTTCCATGCAGATGGAGATGTGATTGCATATTCAACTACTACTCCTTCTGATGAGAGATTAAAAGAGAATGTTAAGGTAATTGAGAACCCATTAGAAAAGTTAGACCAGTTAAGAGGTGTAACATTTGATTGGATTGATAGAGAAGATAAAAGATCAGGTGGTATTATAGCACAAGAGCTAGAAAAAGTAATGCCTGAACTTGTAAGAGAGGTTGATAGCCTTAAAAATGAGGATAGCTTTAAAGCAGTAGATTATAATGGTCTTATTGGACTGTTAATTGAAGCTGTTAAAGAATTAAGTGATAAGTGTAATAATTGTAAAAATAAATAGACATGGCTTTACAAGGAGATATAAAATTTTATAAATATGTTGATACAGGTAAAACAGAGATATTAGAAGTAGATATACCTGAGGAACTACCTGCTGATCATCCTCAATATGAAAACAGAGGAAAAACTGTAGAAATGGAGCAGCCAATAATTGAAAAAGTAACAGATGAAGAAAAATCTTTTGATAATGCTTATACTGTAATTTCTTCATGTGGTTTTACACAACATAACCATAGTAAAGATGAGAAAATTTGGTATTTAAGTATTATGTATAAAGTTTTTGAATCAAAAGAATCTAAAGATAATGGTGATCTTCAATTACAATTAAATGATTGGACACCTATGGTACATATTGATTTAGAAAGTGAAGAATTTACTTCAAAAACAATAGTCCAGTTTGCCTATGATGAATTAAAAAAAACAGATGCTTTTAGTGAATGTATTGATGTTTAATGATTAAAAAATAAATTATGGCAGTTCCAAGTTCAGGAGAATTAAGATTAAGAGCAGATATAGCTTTAGAAGTAGATGGAAGTGCTACTGGAGATAATGTTTCTCTTGGTACACTTTCAAACACAGCAGGTTTTACAGAACCTGATGCTATGTCTGAGTTTTATGGTTATACAGCATGTACAGTACCTTCTGTTACAACTAATGGTATGACATCAGTAACAGTTAATAGTATGACAGCTAATGGAAATGTTACATCTGATAATGGTTGTTCTATTACACAAAGAGGATTTTATTTTGGAACTAGCTCTAACTATGCAAGTAATGGTAAATATTCTGTAAGTGGTACAACAGGTTCATTTAATAGATCTTTTGGGAGTTTAGCATCTAGCACAACATATTATGCAACTGCATATGCTATTAATTCAGAAGGTGAATCAGTAGGATCAACAGTAGCTACAGCTACATCCACACCAATAACTTATACTGGATATTCAACAAATAATAATGCTTATAATTATATTGAATTTGGAAACTTTAATATGTTAGCTAGTGGTCAATCATTGACAGGTTATGGGCAATATTTACACTCACAATTAGGTTGGCAAACAGATAATAGTTGTATCAACAGGTCTTTTAATGCAGGTACAAGTGGAAGTAATGCAGGAGGTTTTTGTAGCAATTATAGTAATAGTACTGTAGGATTTCATCCTGATTATAGATATGGTTCTACTTATGCATCATCTAGAGGAATTTGTTCTGCAGTAGGTACTGCAGGGACTTATTCTTGTTGTGGAGATAATTATGCAGCATTATCTGCATCTAATTTTTCAAACTTACCAGGTTATATTAGTTCATCATTTTCTTATTCAGCCTCACCTTATAATCATTATTCTTCAGGATCATCAAGTGCTTTTATGGATGGATGTCCAACTAGTTCTTGTAATGGTAATTATATAAGTCTAAGTTCAAACTCAACTGCAAATAGATAATATGATAAACAATATAATAAATGGTTGGGGTAATTTAATTAAAGATAAGTTTGGTTTATTAGATAATCAAATTAGAGCTATTGCAACAAAAAGATTAACTATTTGTAATGGATGCAATATAAGAAGTAATGGTGTTTGCAATCCTACAAAAAATACAATTAATATTAAAACAGGAAAAGTAGTAAAAGGATGTGGTTGTGTTATTGCAGCTAAAACATTAGATATTGCTTCATATTGTCCTGCAGGTAAATGGTAAATTAAATAATATGAATTGGGAACCAACATTTTTAGGAGTATTTGTATACATAATCACAATAGCAGAGATTAATGAAGGTTTGCAAGGACTATTAATTATAGCAACTTTAATATATACAATAATAAAAATTAATCAATTACTAAAAAGTCAAAAAAAGAAATAACATGGTAAGAATCTTAAGATATTTAGCAAACAAATTAGAAACCTTTAATAACATGGTGGCTACTGCATGGAATAAGTGGCTTAGTAAGATTAAAATGTAATAAATGAAATTAAGCAAGAACTTAACACTAGCTGAGGCAGTAAGATCAGAGACTGCAAAAAGAGTAGGAATAGACAACAAACCTACAAAAGAACATTTAGAGAACTTAAAGATAACAGCAGAGAAGCTATTTCAGCCTATTAGAGACCACTTTGATAAACCAGTATATGTTTCTAGCATGTATAGATCAGAAAGGCTTAACAGAGCTTTAAAATATGCAAGTAAGACCAGTTTACATATGACTGGACAAGCAATAGATATTGATATGGATCATACATCTATTTCTAACAAAGAAGTATTTGATTATGTTAAAGATAATTTAGACTTTGATACATTGATATGGGAGTTTGGTGAAAGTTCTCCAAAATGGGTTCATGTATCATATAGAGAAGGTAAGAATAGAAAACAAGTTCTAGAGAGTTACACAAATGAATTAACTGGACTAATAAGTTATAAGCATTATGAGCCAAGAAAAGAAAAACAAAAAGAAGTTCAAGGAAACAAAACTAGGTCAGTTTCTACTGGGAAAGTCAGGGGTGTTTCAAACAGTAGCAGAAACAATACCAAATAAGGGGTTTCTAGGTGTTTTAAAGCAACTTATTGTTAAAGATGATACATTAGCTCAAAAGGATAAAGACATTGCCTTAGAGATGCTGAGATTTGATATGTCTGAAATGGAAGCTGTTACTAGAAG